TATCAATCATTGTAAAAATTTGAAAATTATGCCGACGAAACGGTATCCGGCACCACATTGGATCCGAAATCATCAAAGTCACCCCGCGTACAATGCCTATGTAAAGAAAATGTTGAATACCATTCCGGTATATACGCAAGAAGAGCGTAAATATCAGATTTATTTGTTACTCTACCATTTAGATTCGCATTTAAATTATAAAGACGATATTCCATTTTAACGTCTACGACGTGCTAATACTCTGGATCGCCTTAAGTCGTCTACGGTTGGTCTCCAGAGTGGATCTGCCCCATATCCTCTATCGTAAGTCCCGGCCCCATATCCTCTATCGTAAGTCCCGGCTGCCCCATAGCCGGTTCTAGGTGTCATGTACCTTGGATCTGTCCTGTACCTTGGATCTGTCCTGTACCTTGGATCTGTTCTTCCAAATCTAGGATAATTTGGATCGTTATAAGGTTGTGTAGGATACGTATGTCTTGGTGTTCGTCCATTCCATCTATCCGTCATGTTTTCTAAAAACTCTGTAATCACTCTTATATAGACTACACAAATGGTACCAAATAGAACAAATAAAACCATGAGTAACCATGGTACTTTAGATTCCATTGGATCATATCCCCATTGTGTATAAAATGTAACTGATTTTGGTAAATAACGTAACCATGTAAGCAAAGTATTGGTAAAGAATAAAATACAAAGTAACGCAGTACTTCCAATGACTTTCATTTTGATTTCATTCTTGTCACCCATAAACATCAAAACAATGGTCACTAATACAAAGGAGAATAGAATACAATTTTCAAATAAAATCCAATACGATAATTGTGATTGTTCTTCATCTGCATAAAAAGTATTTCTATTATTTAAACTTGCACTAGAATGATTAATTTTATCTACCCAGTCTTTTGTTTTGAACAACCACATTTTTTTCACTTCTTCTATATTTTTCAAATAAATAGCCGTTGCCTTGAATGTTTTTATTTTATCATCTACGATGTTTAACTGATCTTGATGAGCCTTCATCATTTTTTCTAGTACAACTTTACTTTCTGCCTCATACTTTTTTTGTAGTACATTCATGTATTGATCACCGTATCTCGCTTTGTAATACCTCTCCTCTGCCGCTTTCAAATCTTCTGGAGCGTGTTCTTTCACCGTTCGTGCTTGAATTACTTGTTGATAGTATTTATTCACTTCTTTTGAATTACGCTGTGACGGTGTTTGATTCAATAATTCTTCATTACTGGCTTCTATCAAATCTAATTTTTGTTGTATATCTATATCTGTTTCCATACAATAGTAGTTTATTTATCTATGACGCAACCTAAATAAGTATCCCATACAGTTCCTTTATTGCAGCAAACGGACCCGATACATACTTTTCCAATACCTTTTCCAGAAAGACCAATGGGATGACTATTTCCATCCGTTGCAGGAGGATAAAAAAAGTTAAATTCATCATAATTTGTATTGTCTCTCATGAGCATATTGAGGATTCTGTATCCTATCCATATAATACCTACAAGAACAATCAAGGTAGTTAACGTATCCAACTGGAAGAACATGGAGATAAAAAGACAAATTCCAAATACTGCAATGAGTTGCATGATTTGTTTTTGTGCATCGTATTGTTTACTATAATACGTTGTAATTTCAATCATTTTCAAATGGTTCAACTTTTCATCTTTTAAAGCAGTCATTTTTTTCTTAGCTCTGTTTAATTCCGTTTCTAACAATTGTAGGGTTTCTGTTTGTTGATCTATGGATGCTTTCATCGTAGATTCACTCGTGATTTGTGTTTTATATAAATCAGACAAGGTATTGTACAAGTTGACTCTTGCGGCAGAAAGGGAATTAATTTGATCTGTAATTTGTTGAATGTCTGCATCACTATAGACGTTTGTTTTACCCAAAGCAACTTGTTCTGCATTTTTGGTGAGAGCTGCATATAATTGTTTTTCTGTTTTTTGTAGTTCATTAATTTTAGTAATCGTATCCTGTAAATCCATGGTATATCCAAATATTATTTACGAATGAATACAATAGCTAAAATAGAGGCACTGATCACTGCCCATAAAATGAGATTTGTTTTATTTTGACTATCAAAAACCGTCATGTCCAAGTATTGTTGTTCTAAAGTATCCATGGTAGGTGTATTTTTAATCCCTTGGGAAACTTCTTTATACTCATTTGTTTTTATTTTCATAGACTTTGTATTTGTGGTTTGTTTTTTCTGTAGCGACACAATAGATGGTTCATACGATGCCATTTCCGATGTATCCATACCATCCCCTTTATACGGTGTAAGAGGTGTAGCAATGTTACATTGATTGGTCCCACCTGCTTTCAACGCATCGCCTTGAGGATAATTGGAATAAATAGTTGGATCAATAAACTTGGCCATACCACTATCACATGAACGATCATTCAAGTTGACGTTTTGTTCTTTCATATGAATATCCTGTAACGTAGTGGTAATTTTATAATTAGAAGACGGCGTAATTTTTTGCCACGTATTATTAGCAGGAGAATGTACGATACCAACACAATCATTTGTACACATTTTTTTGAGTAGGTTTAAATCACACGACGTATCAGTAGTAGGATAGTAAGTAGAAAATAGATTCGCACCTTTGGATTCAGCGACAGATCCAAACATGACCTTTCCATTGGAGACGTAGGCGAATAGGGGTACGTCTGGTACCTCGGTACTTGACATGGTTTTTGTCATGGGTTCACCTGCTTTGTACGTAGTGCAGTCTGACCATTTGATGCGACTACTCCATGAAGGATCCCAGGCGCTAGCAATGTCTGGGTTCGGGTACCACCTTAAAACATTATCATCTACGTAACGATAAATACCGCCTGGTACACCGTTTGGTAACTCTTTACCGGATGCACATCCAACGGCGTCTCCATTTTTCAAAGAAGCCGCGTTAAATTTGGTTGCCGTATCTCCCAACTTGTACGTATTACACGCTATGTCTACGGTACTTCCCCAGTTTGGGTTCCAAGAAGAGGCAATCTCTGGCGTAGGATAATAGTTTAGCGTATTGTTTCCAGAATAACGGTAGATGCCACTAGGCATACCGGATGGTTCAGTACCTGGTTTACAGTTCACGGAAGCACCCTTGGGTACCTTTGCAGCATTAGATCTAGAAATGGATACGAGCATAAAGGGGAAACTATATTTAATGGGTGTTTTCAATAAATTAAAATTTTCCAAAGGCGGAATAATATAAAAAGTGGGTGTTGTTTCACCACCTGGACCAAAATACATTTGATTGGATGTATTCACCGACGCTACTTTGCATCCCCACCATCCACATTCTGTATGAGAAGAACTGGAGCTTGTGATGCATATTTGATCTCCATAGTTTATAGTTTGTCCTTGACGATCATCGCCTGGCGGTGGCCGAAAGAAAAACTCGCTGCTTGTCGTGCCAAAGGCCATGGACGTAGATTGCAACGAACCTTTTTGATTGTTTTGCGTAAAGACAATAGGAACACCGTATTTTAACACAGGAAGAGGTCTGCTGCAATCTTGCATTTGTGTACCGGTTACGTTTGACCTTGCAGGAAAGGCCTTGTAGTCGCCGGTCGGTGTACCTGGAACCGAATGAATATTGGTATCTACATCAATGTAGCCAATTTTACCCAAGGTAGCCATAGAAGACATGATAGTGGCATTCGGTAAACGTCCCTCTTGTTTGCCGTAAGTATTCCAATGATCATTGGCTTGCTGTTCTGTAGTGAGACCTGCATTTCCCAAATCTGGATTCTGCTGCAAATAAAATTTCCAATCAAAATTTGTTTTGGGTGGTTCTGCTTGTACATAGGTATTTTCATTGCCACAGGATTGTCCAGGTTTCATAAGTGATCCTACTGGAAACCCTAAATCATTCCAATTTGGTGTCAATTGTACAAAATCAGAGGGACAATTGTTTTTTCCTGCAGTCACGTTAAAGTCATTCTGATTACTATATTGCTTGGATATGCCAGTTGCAGTAATGTAGCCAGTGGCATCAGGTGTTTTTATGTTTTTATTCGCATACTTTTTCCCGGATACATATTTTTTCAATGTATCTATATAGTCCATTAGTATATAGATTTATTTTCTAGATTGGATAAGAAGAAACACAATAGTGATGCTAGCAAGGGTCCATGCAAGAGCATGGTTATAATTCATAGTGTTAATCACTTCACTATCCTCATGTTCTTGAGCTAAAGAAGAGAGCGTTTCCATATCACCACCTAATTGATTAGATAAGTTTAATAATTCTTGTTGTTTTGGTAAAGAAGTGTCTGTCTGCTTTATAAGGTTAGACATTTGTATTAAATAGGTTTGCATGTCTGCATTCAACGTAGCAGCTTTTTGACATTCTTTGGAGAGTTGATTTCCTAAACAAGAGGTTTGAATGGTTCCCAACAAAGTAATGTACTCTGCTTTTGCTTGATTGAATTTAGATTGAATGGAATACAATTCTACTTCACTCATAGTATTAATGCATTTAATTTTTCTTTCCATTGGTTTTCAGGGAAAGGATTAGAAGGCGATTTTATTTTTGCTAGTTGAAATTGCAAAAATAAAAATAAAAAAAATAAAAGAACCCACATATCTTAAGAAATAGAATTTTTATCAAAGGAATAAGGCGCCATACGTCTTACGCCGCGTTTATGTACAAAGCTACCAGGTACATTGAACATACTCTTGCCTGCACCGACTCCACCAAGCTGGTTAATGTGGAAGATCAAGTTGCGTCCGTAGGCAGTGCCATTGGCCTCACTTTGTACGACGCGGTTAGACCGGTAGCCGAGACCAACACGCGACGCAACACCTTGTTTTCGGAATCCACCAGCGGTGTTCAAGGCTACATTTACTCTATGGCTAGTTAATCCGGCACCTGCTGCGCTAAATCCTGTACGACTTCTTGAAGACATACCATAGATATATATTTTTTTCAAAGTTTTATTATTTTTTCCTTAACTATTTTTTCTATTTGAAAGAGTTCGGGTACATGGGTACAAGAATGTTTTTCTGGAAAACGATCTTTCAAACAAAAAGCCTCTCCACATTTACAGGTTACTAATACAGCATGTGTTTTTTTGCACTGAGAACACTTCATTTTGTAAGTAGTTAATACTTTTTATTTCAATTTAATGACAAAGGAATAAGGGTTTGTATGGAAC